CGGCGAAACGGTGCTTGACTTCACGATGGGCAGCGGATCGACCGGCGTCGCCTGCGCCAACACTGGGCGGTGCTTCATCGGGATCGAGCGGGACGACAAGTATTTCGCCATCGCGTCCGAGCGGATCGCGGAAGCGCATCGGAAAGAGGCCGCATGACATGCCCGCAGTAGCGTCCGGCAAGCTGCGCCACAAGGTGCAGCTACAGGAACAGGTGATCGACCAGGACCCGGTGACGGGCGAGATGGTCCCGTCATGGCAGACGGTCGCCGAGCCGTGGGCCGAGGTGGTCCCCATGTCGGGGCGCGAGTTCCTTGCGGCGGGCGCGGAGCAGTCGGAGGTTCGCGGGCGCATTGTGATCCGGTATCGCGATGACGTGGATGCGTCCATGCGCGTCGTGTATCGCGGCAAGTACTACAACATCCACGCCGTGCTGCCGGATGCGGAGTCCGGGTTGGAGCACTTGACCCTGATGACCGGCGAGGGCGTCAGGCTGGACCAGTGACGACGTGGGTCTTGCTCGCGCCGGGGCCGTCCGCCACGGCAGAGGATGCCGAGCGCGTTCGGTCGGCAGGTCTGCCGCTAGGGGCGGTCACCAGCGCCTTTGAGCTTTCCCCGTGGGCTGACTTCATCGCGGCTACGGACGGCGGTTGGTGGCGGAAGTACCCGGAGGCGCTGAAGCTGCCGGGCGCGAAGTACACGATGCACCAGGTCAAGGGCGTCGAGCGCGTGAAGGTGCCGGGCTACGTCGCCGTGAACAGCGGGGTGCTTGCGCTGGAGTGCGCCAAGCGGGCCGGGGCAACTCGAATCCTGCTGGCGGGGTTCGACATGCACGGCAGCCATTTCTTCGGCGAGTACCGGAACGGCCTGTCGAACACCAGCGAGGCCAAGCGCCGGATGCATCTGTCGCAGTACGCGCGCTGGTCGAGGGCGAATAGAGGTATTGAGGTTGTCAACTGTACGGCGGGGTCTGATCTAAAATGCTTCAAAATGGCGAGACTGGATGAATACTTACAGGATGGTGGCGGATCGGTACTACGGATCGACCGCTAGAGACTACGACCGGAAGCGCAGCTACAAGCCGTGCTGGGGCAGGGAGCAGGCGGCGGTAGATAAGTTTGTGCGGTACGGGCCGGTGCTGGACGTTCCCGTGGGGACCGGTCGTTATCTGGACATCTACCGGCGCAAGGGACTGAATTTCCAGGCGCTGGACGCTTCAGACGAGATGATCGCCCAGGCCCGGAAGAAGTGTCCGGGTCTGAAGGCGCAGCGAGGGACGGTGCTGGACCTGCCGTTCGGCCACAAGCAGTTCGGCACCGTGGTGTGCTCCCGTCTGCTGAACTGGCTGTACCCGGTGGACATGGCGAAGGCCGTGCAGGAGATTCGTCGAGTCGGTAAGGAGGTGGTCACATCCATCCGACTCGGCGAGCCCGGCCACCATGAGGGGCAGGGCAACTACACGCATAGCCATGGGGATTTCTATGCAGCCATCGATGGCCTAATGGTCGCAGGGTATGAGTGGGTGCTGACTGCGCCGGATGGTGAGTTCGGCATGTTTCATCTTCGCAAACCCACTCGCAACGACATCAAGCGCCAGTTCGACTGGCACTCGGACAAGCATCGTGCGATCCAGCGATTGGCGGACAGCTGGGCCGACCGCTACAACGTGCCCCGCGTAGACTGGATGAAGGGGCGCATTCGGGCGGAACAGTGGCACTCCAGCCGGATCAAGGATCTGGTCTACAGGATGTCGGAGACTCCCAACACGGACGGAACCCGCAACAAGATGCTTACGGACGAGAAGCCATGTCGGTTGGAAGGACCGATCACCATCACCCGAATGCACGGTCGGGAGGCCATGCTGGACGGGCGGCGCCGATCAAATGTCTGGATGCAAGGAGACAACTGGCATCAGGTCTTGGTGATCGATGTTCCCGAAGACTGAACGAGTTGCGGTTGTCGGGTCCGGTCCGAGCCTGCGAGACATTGCCCCGAACGAGATAGTGCGGTGCGGCGCAACTGTCATCGCGGTCAACGGCGCGATTGACTGGCTCGGGTCGGCGCACTACTGGTTCACGCTGGACCCGTCGCAGGTGAACATGGTTCGGATTCGAAACCCAGTAGAGGGATGCCAGTACGTGGCCTGTGGGCCCGTCCACAGCCGATTCCCCACGTGGGTCAAGCGGCTGGCCCGGATTACTGGGGACCAGTGGGGCAAGGCTCGGGCGCCTGGTGGGTTGTCGGAACACCCCACCGAGATCAATACAGGCAACAGCGGATTCGGGGCGCTGAACCTCGCATATCACATGCGGCCGAAAAAGGTGGCCCTCCTCGGAGTGGATGGCCGTCAGGTGCGCCGTATCGATGGCGGGATGCCTAGGACACTCGCCCACCTGCCGGAACTGTTCGCAAGCGCCGCTCCACAGCTTCGTGCTGCCGGCGTCCAAGTGGCTAACGGGTCTCCCGATAGCGAAGTGACTTGCTTTCCACGCATGAGCCCTAGGGAGGCGCTGCAATGGCTGCTGTGCTGAGTGGGGTGAAGCTGATCGAGCAGGGAGACAACGTGCTGGTTGCCAACCGGAAGCGGAAGCGCGGATTTGAGCCAGCGACGACTGATCTGTGGAGGATGCTGGCGACTCGCGGAAAGGTGATGGTGGATGTCGGTGCCTACACCGGATTTTACTCGATCCTAGCTGCGCTGAACGGAGCAAAGCGCACCTACGCATATGAGCCGAATCCACTAGCGGCTAGCCGGATTGCTTCTAACGTCGGCCTGAATCGAGTGTCGAACATCGACATTCGCATCAAGGCGCTTAGTGATTCAAACGGGATTTCCGAGCTGCGCGGAAAGCCGAGCCTGACATCTGGAGGAAGCATCGTTTCTGACGGCCCCGTAATCGCGCATGTTCCAACAGTAAGGCTCGATGACGAGGGAGTCGGCCGGATCTACGCCATCAAGATCGACGTGGAGCGCGCGGAAACGCAAGTTCTTTCGGGTTCGATCGAGACGTTGCGCGAGTACAAGCCTAACGTGCTGGTCGAGGCGCTTTCGGGTTGCGCAGAACTAGACGAGATCCTTTGTCCACTGGGATACAAGGGGAGAACTCTTGACCGTGGAATGTACTACTACCGGGTTCCTCGTTCATGACTGGGCAGAGGGTCGTGTGTGTCCTGCGCTCAGGGGGCGTTTACAAGCCATCGCATGTTCAGGAGTTGCAGCGGCAGGTTAGAATGCACTTGCCGAGTGCAGACTTCTTCTGCATGTCAGACGTGCAGGTCGATGGCGTCGAAGTCATCCCGCTTGCACATGGCTGGCCAGGGTGGTGGTCGAAGATGAACCTGTTTCATCCCTCGATCCGGGGCGACCTGCTCTACATTGACCTGGACACCGTCATCGTCGGCGACCTGTCGGATCTGGCGAGTCTGGGGCGCACCACAATGCTGTCGGACTTCTACTATCCCGAGCGCCCAGCTTCCGGGCTGATGTACCTGACGGAATCGGACCGAGCCAAAGTCTGGGAGGCGTGGATCGCTGACCCGAAGGCGGCCATGCGTAAGTGCATGCGCCACGGGGATCAGCAGTTCATCGGCGAGGTGCTGCACGACTCGCAGAGGTTCCAGGATGTGCTGCCGGGCCGGGTTGTGAGCTACAAGGTCCACGTAGCGAAAGGGCTGAACAAGCGCTCCATCGGAGATGGCTCGGTGCCTGCTGGCGCATCGGTTGTGTGCTTCCACGGTCGGCCAAGGCCGTGGCATCTTAAAGAGGAATGGGTGTCGAGCTATGCCTGAGATCGAATATGACGCGCTGATCAAGAAGATCCGGCAGCTCCCCATTCGGCTTGGAAACAACGCAGGACGCCGGGCTTTGCGCAAGGGCGCGAACGTCATCCGCAACGCAGCCCGCGACAACGCCAAGCGCATTGACGACCCAGAGTCTGCAGAACAGATTTGGAAGAACATCACTGTTCAAGGAGGCGGTCGGCGAAGGGAGAAGCGGCAGGGAGGCCCGATGATGCGGGTGGGCGTCCGTGGTGGCGCAAAGAATCGCAAGGGCGGCGGAACGTATCACGTCGGGGGGAGCAAATCCAACCCCGGCGGAGATACCTGGTACTGGCGATTGATCGAGTTCGGGTTCACGCACAAAAGCGGGAAGCAAGTCCCGCCGAACCCATTCATGCGCAGCGCGATGACGGAAAAGGCATCGGCTGCATTCTCTGCGGTGTCGGCAGATCTTCCGGCGCAGCTTGACAAAGAGATGAGGAAGCTGTGATCCCTCCCGTATTCACCTACGCCAAGGACAGCGCCGCCGTGACCACGCTGCTGGGCACGAACCCTGTCCGGTTCTGGCCGTATAGCAGCGCCCCGCACGCAGACAATGCGGCGTCACAGTCGCCCTATGCGCTGTGGCAGTTGATCTACGGGCTGGCCGAGAACAACCTGAGCAGTCTGCCGGAGGCGGACAACCCCGGAATCCAAGTGGACTGCTACGGGACGTCCGCAACCCAGGCCCGCAACGTCCTGCTTGCGCTGCGCGATGCCTTCGAGCCGCACGGCTACGTCACCGGATACAACGGCGAGTTCCGCGAGGACGTGACAGGACTGTATCGGGCATCGTTCACTGTGGAGTTTTGGGAGTATCGGAACCCATAGATTTGGCCTGTGCACAGGCCGAAACGACTGCCGTGAGGCAGCCGAAAACCGCGTCGTGAGACGCCTTATCCCAACGTTGGAAGGAAATCAAAATGGCTGTTAAGACCCAAGGGACCGATCTGTACGTGATCGACCCAGATGACGGGACCGTGATCACTGTGGGTTGCCCCACCAGCATCGACGGTATCGACACCACCCTCGACCAAATCGAGACGACCTGTCTCAACTCGCCGGCCCGCACGTATGAGGCCGGGATGCCCACCCCAGGCACCGCGACCTTCGGCATCAACATCGACCCGAAAGACGCGTCCCACGTCCGACTGCACCAGCTGAAGACCTCGGGCGAGACCCTGCAGTGGGCGGTGGGCTGGTCGGAAGACCCCGGTACGCCGCCGACCGTCACCACGGACAGTGATGGCGAGTACGTGTTCGACACGCCGGCCAGCCGGAGCTGGATTCTGTTCGAGGGGTTCATGAACAGCTTCCCGTTCTCCTTCGCGCTGAACGCGGTGGTGGAGTCCACGGTTGGCATCCAGGTTTCCGGCGAGCCTGAGCTGATCCCTGCGGGCAGCTAACGTTCCACGGCGGCGGTCTGGGGCTGTTTCCTCGCCGTGCAGATTCCCGCGCCGCCACCTTTAACGGTGAGGACAAATGAGCATTTCTGATCTACAGGCGCTTGGGGCATTCGTGCCAGTCAAGCCCATCAAGCGCGCAATTGAGTGCGACAAGCCCATCCTGCTTCCAGAGGATGAATGGGCTGACCCCGAGGTTCCGGAAGTCACGGGCGACGCCGAGCGGGTAGCGGTTGACGTGTACCTCAAGCGGCTGTCTTCTGCCGATGAGATCGCCATCGCGCAATCCGATCCAGATGATCGTCCGTTCGTGATGGTGTTTCGGTTGGTCCGGAATGAGGACGGTTCCCCGCTCTTTGAGTCAGCGGAGCAAGCGGCCAGCATGGCGTCGTGGATCTTGCTGCCCATCGTGCAGGAGATCGAACGCATCGCGGGCGTCCGCCCAAAAAAGCCCTCTCCCCCGAAGACACGTTCTGGATCGAAGTCGCCCTCGCCTTCGGGGGGAGAAGCCCGGAAGAGTGGCAAGAAGTAATAACCCCCGAGTGGCGGGACAAGCTGGCGAAGTACCGGCATCAGTACGGGCCGTTCAATGCGGCCCTTCGCTTGGAAAAAATGCTGGCGAAAACGGCTGCGCTCCACTTCAAGAATCTTGACCCGAGCAAGTTGATGGAGTGGCCCAAGGATGAGCCTCAGGAGGCTACCTTGGAAGGTGTGTTCGGCATGTTGAAAACCGTTTCTAAGAAGGACAAGTAATGGCAACCCGTAGCCTTGGCACGCTGACCATCGACATGCTCCTGAAGACTGCCGGCCTGGAGCAGGGCGCTACCAAAGCCGAGCGGCAGATGTCGCGTATCCATACCCGAGCTGTTGCGCTTGGCACGGTGATCGGGGACGCCATCGGAAAGGGGCTTAACAAGGTTGGTGAAGCCCTCTACAACATGACGCTTGGCATCGCCAAGGATGTTGATCAGCTGTCGAAGTTCAGCCAGCAAATCGGGGTTTCCACCGAGAGCCTAAGCCGCCTCCAATACGCCGCCGGGCAGATGGCGAACGTGTCGGAGCAGCAGTTCGGGATGGCGCTTCGCCGGATGACCCGAAGGATTGAAGAAGCCAAGGATGGCGCTGGCCCGGCTGCGGCAGCGCTGGAGCGACTGGGCCTGTCTGCCCGCGAGCTTGCCCGCATGTCGCCCGACCAGCAGTTCCGAAAGCTGGCTGAGGCTATGAAGGACGCGCAGAGCCAAGGTGGCCGTCTGCGCGACACGATGGCGATCTTTGACACCGAGGGGATGCCCTTGGTGAACATGCTTGCGGCTGGTTCAGATCGGATTCGAGAGTTCGAGGAAGAAGCCGACAAGCTGGGGGTTACGGTTGGGCAGGATCTTGTAGCAGATGCTCTCGCGTTTCAAAACGAGCTGCGCAAGCTGGATGGCGTCAAGAAGGGACTTCAGCAGACCATCGCATCTGAACTCCTGCCAACCCTGACCCAAATGACTTCCAAGTTCACTGATGCGGATGATGCGGCGGACAGGTTGGATAAGACTTCCCGAGTCGCCGCGACGGGCGTGAAGTTGCTGGCAACGGTTGGGGCGGTTGTCGTCGGCGTATTCAAGACTGTGGGCGAGGCGCTGGGCGCTGTTGGAGCTGCCATTGTTTCGCTCGTGCAGGGAAGGTTCCGGGAAGTTGGCGAAATAGTCCGAATGAACTTTCAGGACTTGGACGCCAATATGAGGGCCATCGGTGACAACATTCGAGACATATGGGATGACACCAAGATAGAGGGGACTCCCGTCGCCGACGCTGTTACCGAGGACTACGAGGAAGCGGAGACGGTCGTAGCTACAAAGGGAAAATCCCTGATCGACAAGGCGGCTCAGATCTACCAGCAAGTCCAGAGCGCCATCGAGCGCATCAGCCGCGACGTGCTGACCTTCGGCATGTCGAACGAAGAGCGGATGCTGTTCGACATCGAGGTAATGGGGGCGACCCCTGAGCAGCTGGCGAGGGCCGAGAAGCTGTTGGGCATTCGCCGCCAGCAACTCGCTACGGAAAAGGAGCTGAAGGAACAGGAAGAGCAGCGCGCCCGTGAGAACCGGGTAATAGAACAGATCAACCTGGAGATCGAGGCGCTGGGCAAGTCGTCCCAGTGGATCGCCCGACGCAACGCCCTGCTGGATGCTGGCGTGGAGGCTGAGTCGGACATGGGGCAAGCCATCTTGGAGACTGTGGACTTGCTGTACGAGCAGGGTGAAGCCGTTCAAGCCCAGATTGAGGTGATGGATGCGTTCCGCTACGAAATGGGCGGGGCGCTTGCGGACGTTATCTCCGGCACCAAGTCCCTGAAGGATGCGTTCTTGGACATGCTGGATTCGATCAGCAGGCGCATCAGCCAGATCGTCTCCGACCGCCTGATCGAACAGATGTTCGGTCAGATGGGAACGACCAGTACGGGCAGCAGCGGCGGCTGGCTGGCGGCGCTGGGTAGCCTGTTCGGCGGCGGAAAGGCTTCCGGCGGATGGGCTAAGCCCAACACGATCTATGAGGTCAACGAGCGCGGGCTTGAAATGGCGACGGTCGGTGGGCGAGACTACATGCTCACGGGGAATCAGCCGGTGCATGTGACGCCGCATGAGCAACTCCGTGGCGGAGGGTCGCAGGTAACGACCATCAACATGACTTTGCAGGGGCGTATGGACCGGCGCAGCGAACAGAGGGTGGCGCAGGAAGTTGCCGTCAAGCAGCGCATGGCGACGGTGAGGGGTTGACGTGTATCTAAGAGCACAGATCGAAGCCTGCGAGGCGTTCGGATGGGAGGGCGGCCCCGAGTTCCGCACCCGCATCGTGGAGATGCAGAACAAGCGGGAGCGTCGGAACGCTGATTGGGCCGAGGCCCGCCATCGGTTCACGCTGCCGTTCCAGAACATCGACCCGGAACGCTACGCCAACATCAAGCAGATGCACCTGGTGTGCCGGGGAATGCTGCATGCGTTCCTGTACAGCGACCCGCTGGACAACACGGCGGACGATGAGGTGTTCGGCGTGGGCGACGGGACGATGACTGAGTTCCAGTTGTCGAAGCTTTCAGTGATCGATGGCGTTACGTATCAGCGCAACGTCTATGCGCTGCCTGATGACACTTCTGGAGTGGTAGTCACGTCCGACAATTCCCCCGTGTCGAACTACACCCTTGATCCTGACCGTGGGATTATCACGTTCGACAGCGCGCCCGGCAATGGAGACATCCTGCGGTGGTCTGGGCCGTTTCCTGTGTGGGTTCGATTCAACCAAGACTGGCTGCCGTTCTCCATCGACAACCGAACAGCCGATGGGTTCGCTCACAACGGCTCTGTTGACCTGATCGAAGTTCCGCCGCCGGAGACTGAGTCGTAATGCCCCGCTACATCCCGCCCGCGCTCAAGGCACACCTACAGGGTGATGCCACAACCACCACGCTCCTGATTCGATTCGACCCGGTTACGCCTGGCTTCTCTTCGTATGGGGCGACGCTTCTCGATCGAAACGTGGTGTACGACGACGGCGTGAGCGAGGTCGAGTACCTGGCGCCCATTGGCATGCAGCCGCCGAGCCTGATGGGGGATGGTGAGCTGGGCGCCGGACTGGACGAATCCACGCACCTGTTGCCCGAGTTCGACTTCCCGATCAGCGAGGAGGATATCCGGGCGGGCGCGTATGACTTCGCCAAGTACACCGCCTACCTGGTCAACTACGAAGACCTGTCGATGGGCCACGTGACCCTGCGCCACGGCACCATTGGCCGGGTCACGGTTCGGTCGGACGGTCTGTCGTTCGTCAACGAGTTGCGGGCGCTGGCGGCGCAGCTGAAACAGTCGGTGTGCGAGAAGGACTCGCTGACCTGCCGCGCAGTGTTCGGCTCGCAGCCTGTGGGGAGCGAGACGCCCGGCCCGCAGGTGCGGTGGGGCTGGTGCGGGTTCCCGGCCGAGACGCTGCTGGTGGCTGGCACGGTGGCCGAGGTGGGGTTGGAACCGCACACGCTGTTCCGGGTGGACCCGTTCATCGAGGCGGCCGGGGCGCTGAATCCGGGCCTGCTGACCTTCACCAGCGGCCGCAACGCCGGCCGGACGATCGAGATCACCGACAACGACGGCGACGGCTGGATCACGCTGTCCTATGACCTGCCGTATCCGGTCGAAGAGAACGATGAGGTCGAGTACCGCGTGGACTGCAACAAGCACGCTCGCGATGACGCCAAGGGATGCCGGCACCACTTCGGGGCCGAGTGGCCGCTGCACTTTCGGGGCGAGCCTGATATCCCGATTGGCGATGAGGGCGCGATGAGCATGCCGGGTGCCGGGCTGGGGCCGGGCGACGGCGGGGCGACGACGCAGCCGTTCGAGGAACAGCAATGAGCGCACTGGTCGATTCCGCCCGCAAGTACCTGGACGTCAAGTTCCGCCACCGTGGGCGCTCGCCGCGCGCTCTGGACTGCGCCGGCCTGCCGTGGCTGGCGTACAAGGATCTCGGCGTAGACCTTCCGGACTTCCGCCTGTACGGCCCTGAGCCGCACAACGACGGGCTGATCACTCACATCACGGCCGCGCTCGGTGATCCCGTGGCTGTCGCCCCTGTCCGTGAGTCCGACTTGCAGGCCGGCGACATCGCGGTGATCCGCTTCGAGGTCGAGCCGCACCACGTCACGATCATCACTGATTACCCTCTCGGTGGATTCGCCGTGCTGCACGCGGACGGTCACTACGGGAAGGTGATCGAGCATCGCCTGTCGCCGGACATGGTAGACCGCATCACGCACGTGTTTCGGAGGCCCGTGTAATGGCCCGCCAGATACTTCCGCTTGCCGGACAGATCGTTGGCGGCATGATCGGCGGACCCGTCGGCGCGGCCATCGGCGGCGCGATCGGGTCAGTCGTCGGCAACGCCATCGACCCGCAGATAATCAAGGGGCCGAAGCTGGGCGACGGCCAGGTCCAGACATCCGCCGAGGGCGTCTATCGCCCCATCGTACTCGGCACTGGCGCGGTCATGGGCAACATCATCCACCGCGGGCCGGAGGTTGTGCGCAAGCACCGCGAGAGCCAGGGCAAGGGGAGCGGCCCGAAGGTCGAGACGGAGCGCCGTTATCGCACGTTTGCCATCCGTGTTGCAGAGGG